GGAAGTTAAAATCTCCCAATCATCGTATGCACCGCCCACTGCCGCAAACGATAACACGCCAGAGCCGTTAGTGACCAAAGCCTCTCCATTGTTGCCTGTGGAGCTTGGTAGCGTTAGCGTGATGTCAGCGGTAGATGCTGGGCCAGCTAATGTAACCGTGTTAGTTCCGTTATCGGAATCCTCAAAGAACTGTACGAATCCTGCGCCTGTCGCGCCGTTCTTTACGTGTAGCCCCGCGTTACCGACAATTGTGCTTACCGCCGTAACAGTACCTGCCATCGTGACGTTAACAGTGCCGGTTGGAATCTCAAGAACATCAGCGTCTGCATCGTTCTTAATGGTAACGTCGTTAGTGCTACCCTGACCTGTTAGAATTAAGCCCTCTGCCGCTGTAAATCCAAGCGCGGCTCCATCTCCTGCCGCTGTATCGCCAGTAGCCTTCAAGGTTCCTGCGGCGGTAAGATCGCCCGCTACTGTTACATTGACAGTGCCTGTTGGGATCTCAATTACGTCTGCATCAGCGTCATTCTTGATCGTGACATCGTTGGTGCTACCCTGACCTGTGAGGATCAAGCCTTCAGCGGCTGTAAATCCAAGCGCGGCTCCATCTCCTGCCGCCGTGTCGCCAGTAGCCTTCAAGGTTCCTGCGGCGGTAAGATCACCCGCAACTGTTACATTGACAGTGCCTGTGGGAATTTCCAGTACATCGGCATCAGCATCGTTCTTTATAGTAACGTCATTAGTCGAGCCTTGGCCCGTAAGTATTAAGCCCTCTGCCGCCGTAAAGCCTAAAGCGGCTCCATCCCCTGCCGCAGTATCTCCCGTAGCTTTTAATGTCCCCGCCGCAGTCAAATCTCCCGCAACCGTCACATTGACCGTGCCGGTTGGAATCTCAAGCACATCGGCATCCGCGTCATTCTTAATAGTTACATCATTTGTAGAGCCTTGACCTGTCAGGATAAGACCTTCTGCGGCTGTAAAGCCCATCGCCGCATTATCACCGGCGGCAGTATCACCCGTTGCTTCGACAGTCGATCCCGTGATCACGCCAGAGGCGGTAAAGGTAGTACCGGCTAAAGTTGCCGCAGTAAGTGCAGTGACTGTTAAATTAACATTCGCATCCGTAACCGTAGCCCCTGAACCGCCACCGTTAAACTTGATAACATAGTCTCTTCCTGCTAACAATTCAAAGTCGTTACTAGCGTTATACGTGCCTTGAAAAATTAAAATAGAACGACTGCCGCTTAAACTATTCCGCACATGAACAATTTTTTCAGCATTGTTTGGCGTTAATTGAACGTAAACCGTACCCCCAATATCACCTCCATCAACAAACTCAATATATTTATTACGTCCGTTAGAAACAGCCCCATCAGTAATTGGCAAAGAATTTGGAGAACCCGTTGAACCCGTAGCGGACAAAGTTATTGAAATAATACCGTCAACCGCTTGGTCAATTATGTCGCTATTAGTGTTAACAGTATCGCCCCAAGTACCGGATTGTTCGCCTGTACCGGGCTTTTCAATACCTAGAAAAGTTGTATATGTACTAGCCATTTTTTATCATCCTTACGCTACGACCATTTCGGTCCAAGTAGTAGTTGCATCCGGTATTACTCGACCCCAAACTACCGCGTTCCCTACCGAAGCATTAGCTTGAAGACCGGACACGCTTATCGATACTCCGGTTCCTTCAAGAACCTCTACACCATTTACCCTTGCTACCGTAACTAAACCCGAAGGCGTGGCTTGGGTGTTAAAAATTACTGTTACGGACCCTATGCCAGAGGTAGAACTAAACGCGGGAGAAGCTACACCATTACCCCATGTGGAAGCATTCCACGATTGGGTAGAGGAGTTCCATCCTTCAAACGCTGTTACCGCATTAGCCATTAGGCTATCCGTATAATCGCATTAGTAGCATTAGCCGCGGGCATTTGAATAACAAAATCGCCCGAAGAAGATGCTTTATCTGCTCCAAAATCCAATACCAATACCGCTTTATCAGCTTGAGTGTCGTTATAAATTAACGCACCACGCGCAGTAATCGTACTGCTACTATAAGTAACATCCGAAAAATCACAAAAAGCGGTTGTGCCAGAATTAGCTGGCGTTACGTTAGTTAACGCTGCGCCTCCGGTAGTGTAACCATTTCCGTTAGCCACTTCATTTGAGGTGCCATATGCTGTCGTAGACGCATTTAACGTAGCACTGTTTGTATACAGAGCTAATTTAAAAGTATTTGCACCGTTTGTGAAGTTATGTGTACCGGTCAAAAGCTCTGTTTTAAAGCTAGTACACATAAAGTTTCCGTTAAAAGCCATTATAATCTCCTAATTAATTCAGCAAGTTGCGGCTGTCCTGCGTTTTTTAGTTCATTAAAAACGGTTGTTCTGTCGCTTTTAACCGCTTCTCGCAAATAAAAAGTAACTAACGTCTTCACTTGCTCTCTATATGCTAGGGCCTGACCCTTTATCACTTCGGGAGCGTCATCGGACACATTTATAATATGGTTTACACACCTTTCCGCAATTTCTTCCGGAGTAAAGCCTCTATTAGAACAAGTTTGGACCGTAACGCCAAAATCAGTGTTTAAAAAAGCTTGGTCAGTAAACATTACTGTTTCGCCCTTATTACCATTCCGGTTCGATACTCGTCTGTAACTTCTTTGGCTTCACCAAACATTTTCAAAGCATTTAATGCTTCTGCAAACCTTTTCTGATATTCTTGTGTCATGTCTGCTTCGCCTTTCATGTAAGTATAGCATTCTACTAAACTTCCATAAAGTAAGGCTACTTCTGCGTTCTCACTTAACCACGTTGTTACCGAATCTGCACCTGCGGTCAAACTTGTGGGTCGGTAATAGTAATGTAACTCTGCCGTATAGTTAGAGTCCGGAGTAGGCCCTACTATAAAACTAGTTACATCAAACAAGGCATAACACCTTGGTGTTCCCGTAGTGGTTGAGTTAGGGTTAAACGCCTGAACAAAATCTACATCGCGATAGTCTAGAAATGTTTTAGTGCTATTTTCGGTTACAGCACCATCGGTATCGGTAGGTTGAATAGAAAAAGAAAATGGCGCTAAAAAATCGTCCGGAACCGGCAAAAACTCATTGCTTTGCGTAAACGACGCTTGAGCATTCTTACGAAATAAAGACAACTGAACATTTTTGAGAATGCGCTCTTCCGCTTGTCGAATAAACAACGGCAGGTTAGATACAAAACTAGTCTCGTCATTCTCCGTGTAGTCTTGTAAAGCTGTTTTAAGCGTTCCGAAGGTAAAGCTCATATAATTACCGTAACCTGTCCGACATTAGCCGTGGCCTTTAAAGGATTTGGAGTTAAAGAATCATTTCCCATAAACCCAACAGGGTCAAAGCCATATTGAATATTTCTTTGTTCTTCTAGCCCNGTCTGGGGNCGGGCATCTTTTAATGCTTGCGGGTCAGATACTTTACGAAAAGGTCCTAATTGAGGTTGTTTGGGCTCATACTCATCTTTACCCACTAAAGCACCGTTCCACTCTTTACGCATATCTTTATACCGATATCTAAACCCAGATCGGTCTGAAATAGCGTAAGCGTTTTTTCCTGAAGCGTATTTAGCCATTACTAGGACCTGAAATACATGTAGCTAGGTGTTATGTTAAACGAAGCACGATCTCGGTCTTCCATCATTGCCCGATCAAACTCTTCTTCATATATGGTCTTTAATAATTGCACTTTATTTGGCGCACGTTTGACCGACAGATAATATGCCAGACCTGCCGCAAGACATGGATAAAACCTAAAAGGTACATCCAATGTGTTGATGGGAGAGTCCACATCATCAATTCTAGTCAAACGATTAAATTTAAGAACATCGGTGTTGTTTTCAGGCGTAGGCCAAACTTTGATAACCGGAGTTATTACGCGATCAATAAAGAATTGATTAACGCGGCCCGTGGTCGCTTTGTTTGGTATGCTTATAAAACCGTCACGGCTTAAACGAGTAAGACTATAGTCGGTATTATCTCGGGTTGCGACTACCGATAACAAATCAATCGTAGAGTTAACATCTGAAAAATCTACAACTGCCGAAGCAGTTGTTGTTACGGCGCTTGTACTACCGGTCAAAGACTCACTTAGTGAAAAAGTGCCTACAGGTACGGTAATTGCCAAAGAAGTAGAGGAAGGGATGCTAGTGATCAGCGCGGTTGCACCGCTTGTACCACCCGTTAAAGTTTCAGCTATCGAAAAACCAGAAGAAGACGCAACAGATATAGTTAAAATACCTGCCGGATAAATAGAGACACCTGTCGCCAACGGAATAGATACTTCTTGAATAGTCCAAGCGTTTAAACCCCTGTTGGCCCATTCTGCCAACATTATGTTCAAAGAACGCTTTGCTGTTTTAAGGTCGTAACCAGTACGAACCTCTAAGCCACAACGCTCAAACGCTTCCTCAATATACTCGGTAACGTCTAATTCAAAATTAGTGCTGTTAGAGGTTGTCATACCTAGTTATCCTCATCATCCTCGTCATTATCTGCGTATAAATTATCAAACACAATAGACGGGTCCGTATAACTTTCATGCCCCTCCGCAGAATAAATCTTCTGATTAGGACAAAAATCGGGTGCGCCTTCTCCGGTACGCCATAAAGCCGGACTAGTTGCCCGAACCCTGTTATTGGGCAGGGCTACTATGTTTCCGTACCACGGACCGGGCTCCGTAATATACATAACATGGCTCTGTTTATGTTGTGCGGGATCATCCGCTATATGATGATCCGTATAATCCACTGTAAACATATATCTAGAGCTATAAAATTCATGGTTAATTTTAGCAATCCAAGGACTACTGCTTACTCTATCCATTGTAATCACGGAATGATCTCGTGATTCACAATCCCACGGTTGAGCTAAATGGTCTGCCATAACTTCCGGCCATTCAGGCATTGCTATATCCGCTACCAACCCCTGTATAGGCAGTCTTGCCCACATGGCCCCACCATGTAAATTTTCATCGCCCTCTTCATCAGCTTCACAACCGGTAAAGACAACTTGAAAGCTAAGAGAGCGATCCGGTATTGTATTGACCGCTATCGCCAAAGCATGTAAATACTCACCGTGATAACGCTGATTGTTGCAAGTAAACTCTTTTCGCACCCAACATTTAAAATGAGGGATGTTACTTATTAGATAAGGCATTAAGCTTTTACTACTTTGTAACCTTTACCTTTTAAAAAAGAACGAGCCTCTGCAACAGTCATATCCGAATCTTTTTTCTTACCTTTAACCGCTCCACCGCTTTTCATGTATTTAGCAGACTTAGGGGGTTTAACCGCTCCACCGCTTTTCATGTATTTGGCGGACTTAGGGGGTTTAACAGGCCCGCCTTTTTTCATGTATTTAGTTGAACTACGCATTGAAATTGCCTCTTTTGTTATGTTCTAGACACAGAACCTTTAGTTAACTTCCTACGATTTGACATAACGGCACCACAGCCTTTTGCAACTACGCCACCTTCACTCATCTTGGTTACTTTTGCCGCTTTGGTGTTTGAAACAACTTTTTTCTTAGATTTTTTCTTTTTCTTAGCCGTTGCGGCTCTTTCTGATTTTGAAAGAGATTCCGCTTTACTGCGCGGCAAACACCTGTCCGGATTTTTAGTGTCCTTAGAGGTTCCACACGATCCTAAAATAGAACCGTCTGTTCCAATTCTAACCCAATCTTGGTCAAGCCATTTTTTTAAATCGCCCACAAGATAATCTCACTTCTTTTTAGGTTTCTTTTTCTCATAGCCTTTGCTATGGTCTTTTTTTATTTTTTCCAAAACTTTTGCTTGGCTTGCATGAAGCTTAGACGCTTTTTTTAAACCAGCAATAACTTTATCTAAATCTTTTGTAGAATGAGGCATCTTAACGTCCTTTTCTTTTACCGCCTTTAGATTTCTTGGCGTAATTAGGGTCTTTACAGTATTTAGAAGCCGCTAAATTAGCGTAAGCAGAAGGGTATGTATCAAACGTCCTTTTTGCCCAAGCCTTGCCCTCTGGACATAACTTTCCGCCCGACTTTTTCTTTACTGATCCGCCTTTTTTCAGACGTATAGGAGGACACTTCTTTTTAGCAGAAGAACCGGCACCTAAATTAACTGCACTTACCATGCCTTGCAACTCCAGAACCGTGCTGAAAACTTGTCTTTCGCCGTAGAACACTTGTGCCTAGCGCGAAAATTGCTTCGCCTAGCCGGTTGATCTTTTTTAATAGACATATTAGGGTCCCCAAACCGAACTAGTTTTATTTCAGACCCTTTTTTAGCCAAAACAGCACTTTTTTTAGCTTTATTGGGAGTCTTTTTTGGTTTGTTAAATCCCGCAAAAGTCTCCCCACGGTATTTTATTCGGCCACTGGGAAGTCTTTCAACATCTTTGGTAGTAGCCATAAAAAACCTATCTAAGCAAAAAACACTGTTATAGAAGCCATATTAGCGGCAGAGTACGTTATGTACCCTCCACCAACAAACAACATGCCATTATCAGGTATATCAGGGTATTCAGCAGTGTCCGCAGTTCCAACCGTATTAAACTGCATGTTTATTGTACCGCCTACAGTACCTTCTCTAAAGCTGATTGTTCCACCCGTAGCGGTGTTAACTGCATACATTCCTCTCAAACGCATACGACCCTCAAACATCGGGACTCCTACGTTATTTGAAGTTCCCGCAGCCACCGTACCTGCCGGATCACCAACGGCTGTAATAGAGGTGATGGATGTATAGTACTCGGTGCTGGTTACAGCACCGGCATTTCCTCCAGTAACTCGTTCAGATGCCGCAGCACCCGTTTCATCTAATCCGACAATGTCAAAAGAAATGCCTGAATCATTGCCACCCGAAGTAATGGTTATTTGTCTCGCAGCATCCGTAACATAAGGACTAGCCGTCAAAGTGAGCGCGGCATTATTCGCTACCTGTGCCGCAGTCGATATAGCAGTTGCACTTGCCACTGCCGCAGAGACAAATGTCGCTTTAACATCAGACATAAATTGCTCCTTTAGCTAATTACCCTACTGTAGAGATAGGTGTACCTACAGAGCTTGCCATCCACACTTGCTTACCGCCAGTTACAGCAGTTATACAAGTAATACGGCATCTAGAGCCTATTCCTGAACCCGCTACAAAGGTAAACGTGTCCCCTGCGTTTGTGATAACAGCGTTAGACGCAGTACCTGCCGCTAATTGCGTTTGGGCCAAGAAGGTGCTACCCGTTACAGTAGGGATAACGATAGTCGTTGTTTTGCCACCACCTACAGCAGTGGTTACCAAGAAGTCGAAATACGCGCCTTCCGTTGCAGTAGCGGCGGCGGGTAAGGTAATAACATTGTCCAGAGTACCGTGGATTAAAACGATAGCACCAGAGTCAGCGATAGATAAGGTTTCAGATATTGCCCCTGCCGCTTCCCAAGTCTTTACCACAGAGCGTTTAGCTTTAACTGCACCCGTTATAGTTGTAGCGCCTGTTACAGTAAGGTCGCCACCAACAGAAGCATCATTACTATAGGTAGAGTTTGTAGTAATTGCACCAGTTGCAGCTTTGGTTACATCTTGAAACCCGTTTTCCGAGCGGACGGGACCATTGAAAGTTGTGTTAGCCATGAGTATTTCTCCTGTCTTGGCAAGTGTCAGCCTACAAAACGACTGTCAGGGAATGTGTTAATTTTTACTATACCGTAAAAAAGAAAGGGCGGCAAGTGCCGCCCTTTCTAGTCAACATATGTTTTCTATGCGCCGGGAGTACCGAACACAGAACGCCAATCAGATACGCCGAAGCTATATCTTTCACGGGCTTTAAAACGCATGTTGCCAGTATCAAAGTCTCCTTCCATTGCCGTTTTAATCGGCGCACGGTTGAAGTATTTGAAACCATTTGGAGCATCAGTCTTGATAAAGTACGCATCCGAATCAGTAAGGAAGTGGTTAACCACTGCGCCTTCCGGCAACATTCCCATGTTCTTCATTGCGTTATTATCATTGTCTGCGGTTCCACTGCGGAGGTTAGAGTTAATTACTCGCTCTGCAATAAATTGCAGTTCTTTTGGAATAATCAACTTCATACCACGTACAGCGATCTTCAGACCGCGCTCATCTGTCAAACCTGCAATATCAATCAGCATCTGCTCAAGAGAAGTCTCGTTGAGGTCGGCTGCAACACCCAGAATGTTGGTCTGGTTGCCTGACAAAGAAGGGTGACTAGCTGAACACAAAGCCGCACCGTCACCAATCGCACTCGCACCTGTCGAGAACGCATTGTTCAAGATAGAAGCGGCTTTGATTTGCTTGGTTTGAGCCATGGAACGAGCCAGAGCTTTGGTATAGCGTGATGCCAACCGGTCATACAAATTATCTTCAATAGCTTCTTCTGTAATAGAAAATGCCAAAGCGATAGTTTCATGGGTGTAACGAGCAGTGTAAGTTTCTTGAGCATCGTCAAAGCTAACAGTACCGCCTTCGCTTTTAACAGGTGCTGTAGAAAAACCACCCAGCATTACTTCCTCTTCAAAGGCTCGGTCCGAAGACTCCTCTTCAAAGATTTCAGAATGCTCGTTTTCGTAGCGATCATACTCTAAGCCGAACAAGGCATTAAGGCCGGGTTCAAGCTCTTTCGCTAATTGTGCGCGAGAAATAGCCATGTCTTAGCCCTCCTTAAATGCCTGTTGATGTCGCAGTAGTCTGCGAATCAAACCGGCTTGTTGGTGAATTAAAGTGGGCATTAATACGAACTAGCANGGGAATACCCGCAGCCGCATAATCTTCGTTGGCATACTCTTTTGAAATGCCCACAATTCGTAACGGCAAAGTAGCCGTAGTAGCAATGGTACTTACTCCCAAAGCAGAATTAGAAACGCCCGTTGAGGTGCTTCCAGTTCTTGCAGAAGTACCGAGGCTTGCGTTAGCAAACACTGCGGCTTGTCCAGTAGCACGATTCGTCAAAGACGCATCACTAGCTACCTTAAATATCTGCATTGGGTTATCTGCAACAAAAGCCTTTACTGGGTGGTTCGTGTCAACGCTCACAGAGCCTGAACCGGGCCAGTAATTAATAAACGTAGGCTTCTTAGTGACGCTATCTACATACTCAACGCCCATCAGTACCCCTAATGCTTGCGTAGTACCACCACTGGTGGCACCTGCTTGGTCAATAACACCTGCGGCCAAAGGAACGCAGATAGCATATTGAAAAATAGCATTAGTGTTGTTGCTTGCAATCTCATACTCGGTTACACCGGTAGAATTTACACCGCTTCCAACAATACCAACTGGACGAAGACCATAGGCAGTATTTTCATTTGCCATAACAGTTTTCTCCTAGTTATACGGTCGTCACTTTCGTGGACCGCCAAAAGTTACACGAGATTGACGATCCGGTCGTGCAATCGTCATGGATGAATGTGCGTTCTCTCGCATCATATCCGAATCCACTGCGTCCATCTGATCTTGGTTTCTGCTAGAAAAATAAGCAGTCCTTTCAGCAACAGTTTCTTCTGGAATACGAGCAAGAAGTAATCCGCCTACTCCAAAAACACCTTCGTACTTACCTGAATCTATGACGGGGGATTCAAAATCAGGATATTCGTCCCGACGAACTAACTCATAACCCTCCCTCAATTTAGCACTGATGTTTTTTGCGTCGTTAAAACCTCGGGTTTCTACCCGAATCCAACGATGCTTATATCCATCAGGGGCAGGTGGTGCCTCTAACATTGACGGGGGAGCCCAAGGCTTACGCACCGCCTTTTTGCTCCTTTCTGTATTTGCGCGAGAAGCCCGCTTTATGGGTGCATCTAACTTTTCGGTTGTATCACTCATTTCACTACTCCTTCACGTATTTCGCGTATTCTTCAAGCGGCACACCCAGTTTTTTTGCTATCGCAATTTGGCTCGGGGTGAGTCGAACCTGTCTTTTCCCACTGCGCCCAGTTGTTTGTCTAGAGGCAGAAGCAACCGTTTGAGCGGCACGGCCCTTCTGTTTATTGAATTTATGCGGGAATTCTCCCGAAATTCGATTATCAAGCTCAGTATAGTAGTCATCAGACTTCGGGTCAAACCCTTCTTCTTCGACCAAACGCTTGTGTATACCAAAAGCCGCATANGTCATTGCTTCATCTTGACCAAACCAATCGTTCTTAACGGCCCACTGTTCCGCTTTAGGGTCGGGCCTTTTTGGAGCCGCTTGCTGTTGAGGCATAGGCTGATTAACTTGAGCTTGCTGTTGCGCTTGCAGTTGTTGTTGATACCGCTGTTGTTGTACCTTGGCTTGCTGGGCGCGATCACTCTCAATAGCTAAAGAAGTTAATTGTCTTTGAGCGTCAACCGCAGCCTTGGTGTCACCAATCTCCATAGCACGTTGCATAGCTTCTTCAGCTTGTTGCTGTTGAACAGTAACCCTGCTTGTGACCTCGTTAACATAGTGGGTGTCTAAATTAGACATCCTACTTTTTAGCGTTTGAGACTCATCTTGAACCTTTTTAGCATAACTGATAGCTTCCGCTTCACGGCGCTCGGCCTCCCGCATTTTCTTCGTAAGACGGTCAATTCTTTTTTGCGTAGAATTATCGGCCTTTTTAAATTGATCTTCCTCAGAAGAAGTTTCTTCAAGCTCTGTGTTTTCTACCTCAACGTCAACAGATACATCGTCACCAACGTCAAGTTCAATTTGTTCAGCTTTTTCTGTATTCATTAAAATCATCCTCTAAAAATGCAAAACGTCTTCAGGATCTAAAATTTTGGCTAAAACTTCGTCGTCATTAAGAATACGAACCTCGCCCCCATCAATTGAAAATCTTGATCCAGAATATCTAGCAAACATTACCCAATCTTTTTCCTCGCACCAAGGACCATTTGGAAACTTTTCAGGGTCCTTATAAGCAAGAGATCCAACTTTTAACACGTATCCAACTTGCGTTGAAACATGTTGTTGTTCAACCATTTGATCAGGAAGATAAATGCCACCTTCTGTTTGTCCTTTACCACGGTAAGGTAATATTAGAATGCGCCATCCCGTAGGAGACGGGAGCCTATCTAACAAAGTTTGACCAATGTTTTCTGGACGAAGAAAAGGTTTTTCAACGTATGCTTCTGTTAAAGATGATGCTTCTTTTTCCGAATTCTCTTTTTCAGATTCAAGCTGAAAAGAGGCGTTTGGTGCGGCAGAAAGGTCAATTTCTGGTTTAGTCATTACTACGCTCCTGTTTATCTAGCAGGTGTTTTAATTCCTGTTCCACATGATTTAGAGCGTCCATATTGCCCATAAGCTCACGATATTGCTCCATAGACTTCACATTGCCATACATCATTAAATCAACAATACTCTGTCTTCTATCCCTAATTATTCTAAATACTGCCTCCGCAATATATATCTCATCCATTCTTATATGTCCGCATATTGTCTTTTAAAGTAGTAGTTTATCCTAGCATATCTTATACGGGAAGGGCTACCTACTTTTTAAATATGTGACCACTCTTCTCCTAACCAAAGTAAAGCTTCCGCCTCTCTTCTACGAACCAGACCATCTAAAACTTTACCTCCTGCTTTGTTCCACCGTTTTATTTGATGAGGAACATCAGAAAAATTATTGCTGTTAATCCGCATAAGCAAAGTACTTTCGCGTAGGTTAGTTGGACCAAGATTGAACGTCCAAGCCACGAGCGAATCGAATTGGTTTTGATCCAAAGGCGTGTTGACATGTTTGTGTACATACTTTTCAAATTCAAAAAGATCTTCCTCTAATATTTCATCGGCTTCTTGTTGAGTAATTTCATCTCCTTCAACAACACCTCCCGTATGCCCGTAACCAATGGTCCAAACATCTGCGCTGCACTGATATGCTTTTAGCTTACAGCCTTCAAATTTTTTAATAAGGGCTATGCCCTCGCCACTAGTCTTCATTTAGCTTATCAACTCTTTCTTTTAATTGCTCAATAATAAGACGTTGTTCTTCT